AGTGACATCTGGAATAAGCTTACAACTTGGGTTGGTCAGATAGTTTCAAAGATTGGTGAGTTCTTCGGAAATATATGGAATAGCATTACAAGCTGGTTCTCTAAGTTCTTTAGTAAGGTTGGAGAGCTTTTCAGTAACATAGTAAGCTCTGTAGTTAATTTCGTTGCTAATGTCATCAATAAGTTTACGAACTTCTTCAGTGACCTTTGGACTGGTGTTAAGAATGGCGTTTCTAATATCTACAATACATTTAAGAACTGGATAAGTGACCTTTGGAATAACGTGTTTGGAAAGTTCTTTGGATGGATAAGCGACGGTATTAGTAAGCTCAGAGAGTTCTTTGGACTTGAGAGTAAAGCTAAGAATACAGACACAAGTTATGCTGATTCTTCTGGTTCAACTCCTAAAACAGGTCATGCTACAGGCGGTATCTTCAGAAGAGAACACGTTGCGAGATTTGCTGAAGGAAATAAGGCTGAGGCGGTGATTCCTCTTGAGAATGCTTCAGCAATGCAGCCCTTCGTAACTGCTATATCTGATGGAATCATGCAAGGCTTGATGCCTACATTTGCGGCTCTAGCTGCTAATGGTAATGGAGCACTAGGTGGAGGCGATAGCGAGGCACTGAGACCGCTGTATGTTGGTACTCTCATTGCTGATGAACGCAGTCTAAAAGAACTTCAACGTAAGATGCATGTAATTGAACTTAATGAAAGTCAAAGGAGGGGAGTTTAATGGCTAACTTTCAAATAAGTGGAGTGGACATTAAAAACCCCTCCGAGTTTAAGATTGAACGTTATAATGTTACTAACATGGAGAGGTTAGCTGATGCTAAAATGGTTGGAGACCTTATAGCTAAGAAACGCAAGTTTTACTTCACATATGAAGCGATTAGTGGATATGACTTAGATAAAATTCTTGAACTTATATGGGAAACAAATAATCTATTCTTTCCGTTAACGTATACTGAGAACGGTACAACTAAAACAGCTACTGTATACGTAGGTTCTATTCCTACAGAGTTGCATAGAGCAGGTAGAACTACAAATTGGATTTGGAGAAATGTAACGTTTAATTTGATTGAACAATAGAGAGGGAGGTGAAGAACTATGAGACCTTTGGTAGATGCAGATTTCAATGCTGCCAGTAGAGAAATATCTGTGCGGTTAGATATATACTTAGATGAGATACCTTTAGAAGTGACTAAAGAGAAATATCTTATTGATGCTTCTTGGTTAGAAGAAGGTTCCGCAGATTCTTCTAATCCCTTTGGAGCTGTGTCATCTAATGAGCTTTCTTTTAGACTCTATAATGATAATGGAATATTTAGTCCTACAAATACCTCTAGCCCGTACTTCGGAAAGATAAAAGCTGGTATGCTTGTTATTCCCTATATTAGGCCAGAAGATACTGACGAAGAAGTAGAATGGGAAAAGCTCGGCGAATACTACGTTACTGGTTGGGAAGCGGCGATAACGGGCACATATGCAGATGTTATTGCTAATGATAGATGGTATCAGATATTCAGTAGCCCTACACCGAATTATCCAGTTAGACGAGACACAAATTTCCATGACGCTCTCACAGAGATTTATGACCTCATGGGCTTTGAAGTTCTTGTTAATAGTAGCTTAACTAAACCTCTGCTGTTTTCATTCATTGAAGGAGAACCCCTAAGCTTTACGCAAGAAATAGTAACCGGTGCACTTGCATTTTGCACATGTAATAAAGCCGGCATTCCTGTTATTGAACCCTTTGTAGCTGAGCGTCCTATTCGTGCTACTCTTACTGATGCTAATCAGATAAAAGTTGTGTCTGCTACACAATCTATCAATAAGGCTTATGATGGCGTGGAGCTCTCTTACTATATTCCTCAGGGAATGGACCAAGAGAAGCTACTTGATTTGCAAAACATCGCCGCCCCTGCCGGCACTTTCCAGGTAGATAACGTTGCCTTTAATAACGGACCTCTCTGGCAGCTTACTTCCATTGGTTTGCAGAGTAATACAGTAAGCCTTGTAGATTACACTGCTACACCTTGGCGTATTGCTTTATCGCTTAATAATACAGGCGATGCTGGAATAGTTTCTATACATGCTTACGGTCAGGTTGTAGGTTTTAATAAAGTCATCCTTACTGATGATGTTGTGAAGCTTCTTAAAGCAGGTAATAGATACATCCAAACTGCAGAATACGCGGCACAGTATAAGAGTGTTCTTAATGGTTTTGTAACAAACACTACTCCAATGCTTAGCGTCTCTATTAGAGGCAACCCCCTGCTGAATATTGGTGACCGTGTGAATATACAGAGTTTGAAGTATCAGCTTAACTATAGCGGTGTTATTCAACGCTTGCATTATCAATATGCCGGAGGATTATCTTGCGAGATGACTCTTCTTAATAGTAGCTTTTTACAGGGGGTGCTATAATGATATTTGGTGAGAATATTTTATCGCGCTCTCCTGCGGATTGGTCAGTTGTTAATGGAAGTATGACCACAGCAAATATAACGTTAAATGCAGGGGGTCATGCTACACAAGTCTTAACCATTGAAGACATACTTACAATTCCTGAAGCATTCTATGTTTCAGTTATCGCGAGTACGTATACAAGTAGCTATAATCCAAATGCGTATATTGTAATACAAGCACAGACGACGGATAATACTTATTATGAGTATAATATCCCACTTATAGACACTGGAAACGGTTTTTGTACCGTAACTTTGCCAGTAGTAGCAGCGGCTAGCTACGTAAGCTTATCTTTTACAATTCGTACAGACTTTACTATTATTGTTACGGATTGGTTTTTATCTGGCCCTGTTGCCGATGAAGTAGATTTTGACGAGATTCGTCAAGAGATCCCCAAGTTGCTTGACGATTATAATACGGCTATTTTTACTGTAGGACAAGAAGAAGTGTCTATTGGATTTATTACAGCTGAACTTCTTCAGAACACAGATATGAATGGCCATGTGCTAATAACATATATCTCTCCGGTTTCTACGTTGTTGACAATCCGTATTAAAGATAACGATATTACAGAGTTATATACTCCTATCCTTTATAATATTTCTCCGGGACGTAATAGTATCGGGATTCCTCACGCCTATCTGAAAAAGTTGGTTGGGATTCATACGTTTACTGTTACAGCTCAAGTTTCTACAGGAACAATTTTAATCATTACACGTGGTATGTTGTATACGATTGACGGCGGCTATTTGGCAAAACGTTTAATCGATATTGATGTAGACATTACAGATATGACGATTATGCAATTACCTAATGAAACAGAGCCGAGTAGAGTCTTTGCCGTTGGTATTGAAGATAATATGGCACGCGTAAGACATAGAGCCATTAAAGGTGGCGCTGGAGTAGTTTGGGAGCCCATTTATGAAGTAGGGCCGGCTATTTTTGCCGCCATTGAATTTAATGGCGTTTGGGCTGAACGCACGACAGATTTGGGCTTTACAATTCTAACTGAAGAGCTTCCTTGGGTTTTCTGGATTGCGCCTAACAACACCTTGTATGGTCAGCAGGGAACAAATGAGAGTACTCTTGTAACATTAGCAACGAATGTGAGCACTGTGTCTGTTGTTCGCGGTTACAAATCATACCAAGTTCTTCAGAACGATCAGGGTCTTGTTGTTGTATACATCAAAAGTGGGCGCGTATATTACCGCAATTACGCTACACAAGAAAATGGCGTTACACTGTGGGAGCCCGAAGTCGAAATTGAGATAGCAGGCACAGGAAATACCTCTGCATATATAGCTCGCTTAAATGATTATCGGCTATGTTTATCCGTTGTAGGCTCTAGCGGGAATAAGTTATATTATACTGGTAGAACTTATGCAGGACAAGCATTCAAATCCGATAGGGGACTGGTCACAGATGCGCAGATTATGCCTGTAATAATGGAGGATATTACACGTTGGTATCCAAAGTTAGAAGAGCAGGCAAAAACAACAGATACCTTTATTTCTTTCCAATATGGCTTTACTACGGCAGAATTTTATCCGCCTAATCTAAATTACTTTGAAGCCTCTTTGGACGGCAAAACGCTCTTTATGGTATTTGACTGTGATTTCTATGCCATCGATACAATAGACCCTACCAAGATCAATGTATCGCCTACAAATAGCATAATTTCCATTGTTCATGCGGCATCAAATACTTTAGAAGTAGTTTTTGAAAATGCCGTGGATACGGATAGAAGTATCAATCTTACTTTTGCGAAAATGCAACAGGCTGGCTATATTCGTGGCGGCCCTGTTTGGTTTGCTGGCATGGTATGGGTTATTACATTTACTACACCGGAGCCGCACGAGCAAAGTGAGGAAGCCTTAGTAGTTGATGCAACTATTCCATATTTCCAATTTGACGAAATTACCCATCCTGAAGTTATCTTCGAAGAAGAACATGCTTTAGTAGTTGATGCTTTTGTCTTTGGCGCAGAATTAGTTCCTGTTGGAACTGAACCCATTTAGAATTTTTAAGGAGGTAAGCTTATGGAAACAATGAAGGTTAATGCAAAGATGGCGGTGCATAATTTTTTTGAGTTTGAAGTTCGTGATGCTAAAACCAATGAGCTCAAACAAACAGCGCGTGCCGAAAACATCGTGCTTAATCAATATTTTGCACAATGGGCCAATTTTTCATCGTCCACAAACCTGAATCATCATGGGGGAATTTGTATAGGTCGTGGCACCGGTACTTTATCCAGAACGCGAACAAGTTTGTTTAGTCAAATTATGCAAAGACAAGCTTCAATTATCGATTGGGGTGTTGATGGTAACACTGGATGGATAACAAGAGAAATAACTTTAGGAGTTACTGAGTACAATGGAGAAGTAATTACTGAAGTTGGTTTTCGCTCTATGTATTTAAATACATTCACAGTGTCAGCCTTGGAGACGCACGCCTTCTTACAAGACAGCGAAGGTAATCCTATTACCATAACCAAGACAGATACAGATATAGTGATAATTCGTGGTACATTTTACGCCACCATTACCCCAGGTACAGGTCTGGGGGCTACTGGTGTATATAATGCGCATAAAATTAGTAATTTACGAACGTTTATGCTAATGCCCTGGAATTCAGGCGGTGTGAATTGGCGCAACTATTATTTAGGTAGATGGCCGGTTATCGATACGTATGAAATTTCAAGAGAGACAGGATTACTAACCGATGAGATGTGGGATGCGGACCGTCCCCTATATGCAAGAGCTGCATCTTTTAATACCTGCGCTGAACCTACTACCGGCGGCTCCGATGGTGCTGGCACATGGGATGCTGTTAATCTTACTATAACTATGCCTATCATGACCTTTACAGATACCGCTTACCCTAATCAAGTATTTCGTACTATAGGGTGCCGCGGCGGGATGATTAATTTGCCTAACCATGATTTCTTTCCGCCTTACCACATAGCTGGAAAAAATATTGGTTCTGGTGACGGCACAACAGTAGACTTTAATATTGGCGTACCAGTGATTATGCCAAACACTGAAACAATCTATGTAGATTCGGTACCGCAAGTTAAGGGCACTGATTACCTTATAGAGTACGATAACAATTGTGTCGATATGTATGAGAACTTTTTCTCGTGTCAATACAGTGTATTTTCACCAAATATAGATTTTGGTGATGCAAAAACTTCTACGCCTACAAATTCAACTTCTACATTTCTAAGGGATCCGTTATTGTGGTGTAAAGGAACATTACAAGCAAGTGGTAAATGTAAACTTCCGCAGAACATTAATATCACAGAAGAGAAGCCAGCGAAGTTCGATTTCCTCGAACCTAAACGATGCAACCTATTCAAAGTCGTAGGCCCCACAGTGCCGGCAGCACAAATTGCAAATGTCGTCATTGAATATTCTACGGATGATAATATTTGGACACCGGTACCCAACCTGGTACGCAATGCACAGGTATGGACGTGGGATATAACCGAGGCACGTTATTGGAGAATTTATATTCCTGACTATACTTGGGTATATCCATTACACCAATCAAACTGGGGTAAAACTGTTAATAGTTTAACTTACTATGCTACCTTCTTTTTAGGAATTCAAACACCTGGTTTGAAATTCTTAACGCCGCCAGCAAACAATGCTGTTATTACGGCAGATTTTGACATTGATGTGATTTTCAAAACGACTAACAACGTTTTGCGCTTCCAATGGGCGATAGAGGTAGGTTTTGGGGAGGGAAGTTAATTATGGTTTTAACTTTCACAGAATTAGCAGATCTTCGAGCGGATGGACAATTAATTCAAATGGGGCACGAACCTAACAACGAGTTAATTCAGTACTTTCGTAAGAACGATCGAATTCAAAATGATATGGCAGAACCAAACAAAGGCAACTATACAGGATTAGTGTTTGACCCTATTACGAATAGAGTACCGACAAAGCCTTATACTTTATTTGGGATCAAAACTTTTCCTAAGATGGGAGCTTATGGTTGGTTTAGAACAAAGTATGAGCATATTACACATATCCTTGTGCCTTTAGTTAGTCCTCAAGTACGATATGCTCCTCCTACATTTACTTTCACACAAACTTCGACTACAGTACAGATAACAATTGTACCTCCAGGCTCTGTCGAATACGATTGTTATCGCATTCTATTTAGAAATGGCTACTTCGCAACTGAATATATTACTTATGATACATTTGCTGATGTACCTAAGCCAGCTACAGGGGAATATGAACTTTACATTATCGGCTATCGTTCTACAGGTGAAATTTCAGAAGAAACACCAAGACAAGCAATTACTATAGTTAATCCTACACCCACGCCTGTTGCTGGTCCTGTATATAGCGTCAACAGTGAATTACCTGACATCATTGGTAACATCTATCTTCCTGCAAATAAAGTACCTGTCGATGTTGAAAGTTTAGAAGCAGACAACGTTGAAGATGCAATAGTAGAAGTAGACGATGTTGGTATTACTGTAACTCTACTAGCAGCAAACTGGTCGACTTTCTCACAAACAGTGTCTGCACCAGGTGTAACAGCAACAAACAAGGTTATCGTATCTCCTGTGCCAAGCGATCAAGGCCTATATGTTTCGTCAGCTATTCTATGCACAGCCCAGGGCGCCGGAACACTTACTTTTAATTGCAACACAGAACCTATATTTGATATAGAAGTGGGGGTAATTATCCTATGATTATAAATCAAATTGCAGCGGGGGGCGGAGGCGGCATTGACACATCAGATGCAACCGCTTATCCGGAACACATCTTAAAAGACTATACGGCTTATGCTCGTGGTTCTAAAATAGTAGGTACAATGCCAGCCACGGGTTTTATTAGATATAAACGACATATAGCGACGCCTGATTTATCTCTTCCTGTCGCAGCATCAATATCTATAACAATTCCAGCAAATATTGTAGATGGTGATTTAATTGTCACCTCTGTGGTGCATAGAGATACGGTTACTCCGCCAACTGGTTTTATATTTGTTGCTACAGCAGCGAACTCAGACTTGAATCAACAAGAATCAATATATTATAAAGTGTGTGACGGCGACGCTGGCGCAGTTAAAACTTTCACACAAGCTACAGCACAACGTATAGGCGTAGATATGATAATAGCAGATTGTAGTGGTGAAGTGTCGGTTGATACATATAACACTACAACTAGCACAACTACACCGGTTCCTTTCCCTGCTGTAACTTCTTCTGTTAAAGGCGCTTTTTGTGTCTTTCTTACTGGTTCCGTGTACACAAGTAATGTAATAACTTTATCCGGTGTAGACTGGATTACCTTCAATACTACAGGTAATGGACAACGAATTGCAGTTGCGGCTAGACATGTTAATGCAGGAAGCGTCCCAGCATTAACAATAACGCATACAAATAGTTCTTCGATTGGCTGCGTTGCAGTTATTTTTAAGGCAACTTAAGAAAGGAGTACCAAATGTTTGCAGTTTAATTCTAAATATTTTGCAGGAGGGTATAACACGTGTGGGAAACGATAAAACGACTATTTGAAAATGAAATTTTGGTGGTTCTTGGCACGCTTTGGGCAGCAATATATACATTTTTGTTTCCCACTGCAACAATTGCAACTGCCGCTGTAGCTGTTCTAATTATAATGGGTTTAGACCTAATCACAAAACTTTTTGCTATAGCAAAACAAGCTGGCGGCTTACGAAAAGCTTTTAAGACACGAAAGATAAATAGTGCCGAATTTGTAAAAGGTACATTGGACAAGTTAATCATATTCGGCGTAATGTTAATTATTAGCGGCTGTGCTTATAAGCTCATGATTATTGAGACTATTGCAATTTGGTTTACACAGACTGTATTCACAGTGATGTTTTTACGTGATGTCTTATCCATCTTAGAAAACCTACATGATTCTGGCATTCAAGGTCTCAGGTTATTTAAGAATCTTGTAAAACGAAAGTTGGACGAGTATTGCGAAGAAGAACATAAAAAGGTGGGTGAGGAAAAGCCCGACGAAAGTCAAGAAAGTAAGGCAAACAACCAAGAAAGTAAGGAGGACAAACGATGAATCTGAAAAAGCTACTGCTAACAGCGAACGAATGTTACATTGTTGGCAAGGCACTTAAGGTTCAAGGGGTTATGGTGCACAGTACCGGTGCTAATAATCCGAACCTCAAGCGTTATGTCGGCCCCAATGATGGTTTATTGGGTCAGAACCAATATAATAATCATTGGAATCAATTTCGTCCTGGCGGACGACAGGTCTGTGTTCACGGCTTCATAGGCAAGCTCAATGACGGTACAATTGCAACCTATCAAACGCTTCCCTGGGATATGCGTGGATGGCATGGTGCCAGCGGAGCTAAAGGTTCCGTAAACAATACGCATATCGGATTCGAAATCTGTGAAGACGATCTTTCCAGTGCTACCTACTTCAATGCAGTGTATAAAGAGGCTGTTGAACTTGTCGCACACCTTTGTACACTCTTCAGTCTTAATCCTCTTGCGGATGGAGTAGTCATTTGTCACAGTGAGGGATATCAACGCGGAATTGCTTCGAACCACGGCGACGTAATGCACTGGTTTCCTAAGCACGGAAAAAACATGGATATGTTCCGCTCTGATGTAGCCGCTGAGATTGCAAAAGCGCAACAGCCCGCAATCGATGCTGAAATGGAACAAATCGCACGTGTAGTTGCAGCTGAGTCCCGTGGCGAGCCTTACGAAGGGCAAATTGCCGTCGCACAGTGCATCTGGGATCGTCTTAACGATTCAAAGAAGCGCTTCGGCAAAAACCTGACAGATGTACTGCGCCCCGGACAGTTTGCAAGCCCCTGGCAAGGTGATCTGAAAACGGTTAAATGCTTGCAAGCAACTGAAGACGTATTCAAAGGTGGTAAACGGGCATTCAATCAGCCTGTATACTACTTCTTGAGTAAAGGTGCCAGCCAAGCAACATTCGACCAGCGTAACGCCACTTATATTTATCTCGGCGAAATTGCCGGACATAAATTCTGGGGCGATACAAAACCTGCAACTACTCCAACACCCACACCGCCTACATTCAGCCCCTATATCATCAAAATCAATAACGTCAATGTTCGAAAGGATGCTACTACCTCAAGCACCCTCGTAGGTACTACAGGAGTAGGTAGCTTTACGATCGTTGAAGAGAAGAACGGCTGGGGGAAGCTGAAAAGCGGAATGGGCTGGATTTCGCTTAACTTCACTGATGTTGCTGCAAGCCCTATAGGACTGAATGATGTGGTCAACTTCCTAGGAGGTAACTACTATGTTAGTGCCAGTGGCGGGAGCAACTATGTAGGTAAAGCCGGTAAGGCCAGAGTTACTCAGATTGTGAAAGGCGCTAAGTATCCGTATCATGTGATAAGGATAGACAGTTCTACCACAGTCTATGGCTGGGTCGCCGAGGCGCTTGTTAGGAAATAGCTTGTAGCTATCTTAGACTCCAATTCTCTCATCTGAGAGATGCGGAGTCTATTATATTCTAAGGGGCTCGTTGCGCGTCCGTTATAAAGGCCCTTAGGTTTATATTAAAAAGTAAATACGAACCTGTATATAACGTGCAGCGAGTTCACAGAAACGTCTATTTAATATAATTACGCGTAGCCTCCCCCGGATTTTCACGAACATGTATACAACTGCTTTCCTATTTTATATAATATAGTAAAAGGAGGAATTACCATGAACAATTTTGAAAAAGCTCGCCGTAAAACCCTTGTACGAAAGAGGCTACAGGTATTTTGCATACTTCTTGTAGTTAGCCTTGTAGCTGGTCTCTTCTTAATGAGGCACAACTCAAAAGTTGAAGTAGAAAAGCTACAGCGACAAATTGAGTATGTAAAAACGAGGACTATCCTATTTGATGATACCTATGAATGGGTAGCCGAGGAGGTGCCGTATTATGAAATTGCATTAAGTGAGGACCTGCAGCTCTACACATTTACAAGGTGTGCAGACTTGGGCATTCCACAATACTACGAATTAGTGCTTGCAATGATGTGGCAAGAAAGTAGCTACAACCCTACTCTTATTAGTAAGACAAACGATTATGGACTCATGCAAATCAACAAAATCAATCACAGTAGATTGCGCGAACAACTTGGAATAACGGACTTCCTTGACCCATATCAGAGTATCACCGCTGGTACTGAAATCATTGCATCATTATTAGTAAAATATGAGGACCCACACAAAGCTTTAATGGCTTATAACTTTGGCGAAGCGGGAGCGCGGCGGCACTGGAAACAGGGTACCTACACATCCGCTTATAGTAGGGCCGTTGCGGCGAAGCAAAATACAATATGTAATGAATTAAAGAAACAATAATACATATATTATCTAAACAATATTATTATCTAAACAATCTTAACATTCTATACATTCTTAACGCTTTTTTAATTTTCAAAATTTTCTCAGGCTTTGAAAAAATATTTTTAAGCCCTCTTAATTGAAAAACTTTTGAAAAACGTCAATAAGTTAAGAAGGTTGAGAAGGTTGAGATGTTTAGATAATACTAACCAACCCGACACCGCTGGGCCGCGGTGAACCTGCTAAAGACTACTGTTAAAAATCCGTAAAGAAAGGGGGTTTACTTTTTAAAGAAAAGGTGGTATAATATAAATGTAAGGTACAGAGAACGTGCCTTAAAATAAAAAGTCGAAAGGAAGATTGTTATGAGCAGAACATTTACAGTCGAGTATGAAATTCCGAAGGGAGCAAAGCCCGGCGACATCGTTACGATTGAAGTCGAAGCGCCCGCTCCTGTAAAGAAGCCCCGCGGCCAGCTGGCTGGTATCGCTCTCGTGGACATGACCGACGAGCAGTTGAAGAGAGAGCTCATCAATGCGAACAGCGTTCTTTACAAAGCTAAACAGCGCGGCGCTGCTGAAGAGACCATCGCTGCAAATCAGGCACGCGTTGATGCGGCCAATGCTGAAAAAGCAAAAAGAGCTGGCACCAAGGAAACAACCAACGCTCCAAATTTGGAAGCTGCTTTGGGTGACGCTCCTGTGGATGCGGACACTTCGGCCGAAATCTAAACCCCACAGGCCGGCGACGCGTAATATGTACCGTCGCCGGCTGGTAAAAGTCCTCAGAGGAACGACAGGAAATACAAATATCTCGTAACTACAAGGTACCTTGTAGGAGATAGGCCGCTAGCGTGATGCTGCCTAAAGTACTGCTTTGAGGACTTTTACCAGCCGGTGAGGCGTGGTAAATTATACAGGCGGCCGTGTAAGTCACATCCGCTTGCATCAGACAGGCCGTCTGTATAATCTCCTTAACTTATGTCAAAACAACGCGGAGTAGAGCAGTGGTAGCTCGCAAGGTTCATAACCTTGAGGTCGCGGGTTCGAGTCCCGCCTCCGCAACCATTATATGTACACCGTTGCGCGCCAGAAAATTAGGGCGGCACCCGTTAAACGTTTGGTTTGCCTATAAACTACCGTGACTTAGAAACGGCGCCCTTATTGAAATAAGAACAGTGGTGCCAGAGATTGGCTGCTCTGGATAAATGGCGTAGCTTACTTATACGTATAAAACTACCAGCCGCTTGATACGGCCGCCGCAAGGCACTTTTGGCGAACTTGTCACTCGTCATCTCACTTTCGCCTTGCGGCGGCCAATATATTCTGACAATCTTAAAAAGGGGGTAAGGTATGCATGGGAAACAAATTACTGATATCTACAAACTATATAGAAGTGCAGTGTGACCGCGATGATACAGCTACACAGCTACTTATGGCTGATTTTTATCCGGTCACTTCAAACAGAATAAAGACGTCTTTTAAGCTTTCTCCTCACTTAGTTCCTGAAGTGCTTAAAGCCTTTAGGGGTTTAGATGCGAGTAATATACATACAGCACCTCAAAAGATTCAAGACTACTTTTATACTGAGATGCTGATACGCGAGAATACACAAGATTTATTAACCAATGGGCCGAGGCGCTCATGCGTTGTATCAGATAAGTTAACACTTAAGCCACATCAGCAATTAGGACGTGAGCTTGCGCAGTACCATGATAGGTTTGCTTTCTTTTATGATACAAGAACAGGCAAGACACCTTTGTCACTTACAATCATATATGATGATTTGCAAAAATATCCTGAGCATAAGTGGCTTGTAGTTTGTCCTTTGATTCTTATCTACAATGCTTGGTTAGAAGATGCTGCGAAGTTCTTTCCGGAGATTGCTGTAGTTAATTGTCATGCAGATACTCCTCAGAAAAGAATGAAAGCTATTGAAACACCAGGTAGCATCTATCTTACTAACACAGAGTCCTTTGTGAAGTATCGCAGCGCCCTGGAGCCACTTGATTTCACAGGATGTATTGTAGATGAATCTTCTGATATGAAAAGCCCGAGGTCTAAAGTCAGTCAAGAGCTTGTAGATTTTGCACAGTATATGAAAAGATTCTATCTTCTTGCTGGAACTCCTGCTCCTAATGGAGAGTGGGAATATTATATGCAAATGAGAGCTATAGACTATTTTGGCTGGCATTCGAGTTATTCACAGTTCAAAGAATACTACTTTGTCAATATGTCTTACAATCCTCAGTATGAGAAGTTGTCTATAAGACCTGATAGAAAAGATGAACTTCTTGCTAATGTTAAACGGAAAGCAATATTCATTGATAAAGAAGATGTACTTGATACACCGGGCAGAGAGTTCATACCTGTAGAGTATGATATGCCAAAGTCTTTAATGGCTCATTATAGAAAACTTAAAAATGAGCTATATTTGGAGCTTGGCGATAATATTCGAATAACTGCAATAAATACGGGTGCTAAGCTTAATAAGCTGAATCAAGTTTCATCTGGGTTTATTATGGATACTCAGGCAAGAAAGGAGAATCAGTTTTATGGTACTGACTTGGCCGAATGGTACTTGCTGGATAATACAAGGTTTGAGGTCCTACAAGACCTTCTTAATCAAGATGGTATTGCAGGAGAACAAGTTCTTATCTGGGCTAACTACAGAAGAGAGTTTGAACTTATTCAAGGTATTCTCGGAGAGCGGTGTGCTTGCGTTTACGGAGGTGTTAATCTTGATGAAAAGAACGAAGCAATTCGAAGATTTAAGAAGGGCGATGTTCAGTATCTCATTGCAAACCCTGCATCAGCTGACAAAGGCCTGACACTCACTAATGCACATATTGCGATTTACTTCAGCTTGAATTGGTCTTATGAATTATTCAAGCAATCATATGATAGAATATATGGTGGGAAAGATATTCAACCGTACTTCTGTAAATACTACATTCTTATTGCAAAGCATACGATTGATAATGTCTTGTATACTGAAGTACTACAGGGTAAAGGCGATGCAAGTAATGCAGTTCTAAATCACTTGAAGCCGGGTGTGCATAATGATTAAGCAATTCTGGTCTTATACTGTACATGATTCTGGAAAAGTATACAATAAGTTTGGTAAAGAGCTAAAGGTTACAGAAGAACCTACCACAGGGTACCTTAAGATATATTTATATGATGCTAAGTGTAATAGACACATGTTTTATTTGCACAGATTGATAGCATTGTTATTTATTCCTAATCCTACGGACTTACCAGAGGTAAACCATAAAGATAAGATTAAATCGAACTGTGCTAGTTTTAATTTAGAATGGTGCACACGACAGTATAATATGGAGCATGCAAAAGCACGAGCTGTACAACAACTAAACAAAGAAGGTATTTTATTACAAACTTTTGTATCTTTATCTGAAGCAGCAAGATACATGAATAAGCCAAAACAAACAGGTAACTTACAAAAAGTTTGTATTGGAGAACGACAAACTTGGCTTGGTTATAAATGGAGGTATGAAGATGAAGCTGTTGACTAAGACAGTTAAAATTACAAATCGTCGTAATGTACTGGTGCAGATTCCTGGGTTTGTAATAGCCGCCTGGTCAGATGCTGAAGAGCTGGAGGTATATTATGATGAAGATGACAACACCGTTACCATCAAACCAAATGTACAAAGAGGAAGCCTCTTTGTTAAAGAAGGTAATAGAATGGCTGGAGCCTCAGAAGCGTGACGGCATCAAAGTCATTAGGATTGTAGATAGATACACGAAGGGATACTCAGACCTTTTCATATGTGCAAGAGGAAGGTTTGTAGTTGCCGAACTTAAGGATGACACTGGCACCGCGACGCCGCACCAAGAATTGTTCATAGAAGAGATGGAAGCGGCAGGAGCTACAGGAGGTGTCTGTAGAACAGTAAAAGAAGTTTCATATTTGATTGATAAAGCACTCTATTGTACTTGTGGTGGAGAACACTACAAGGCAGAGTTTGAATGGATAACATACTGCCCAGAATGTGGCAAAGAAATCAGGAGGTGAAGTTATGAAAGAGATTGACTGCTTAATAAAACAGAATATTGGCTTGATGGTGAATATATTAAAGCAGTATAATCTCTTTCGTGACCCTGAGGCCGAGAGTATCGCTTTTGAAGCTCTGTGGCGAGCATGCGAAGACTATGATGAATCACTTGGATACAAGAGGTCAACACTTATAACTATATACGTGAAGCGGGCCTTAGGAAGCTACATACGAACACTGAATAAGCAACGACAGATTGAAACAATATCTTATAACAATATCGCATATTCAGATGATGGAACTGACCATGAGTTTCTTGATTTGTTATCAGCTGATGAATCAGTTGAACAGCAAATTATGAAAGATATATTTCATCAACAAGTAATGGAGGTGTATCATGAAGTAGCTGCTACATTAGATGGCAAAAAGAAAGCCATCATAGACGAATGGGAACAGTCGGAGTTTGAGGCAACTAATAAGGCCATCGCCGACGCGACAGGTGTATCACAACCATATGTGAATCAGGTTGTGGCAACTTTTAAGCAAAGACTAAGAAAAAGATTGAAGGAGGATTTTTATGATTAACGCAGCAAAAGTAATTGAGCTGATAAGCAACACAGCTGGTTACAATGACAAACAGTTCATTCTGAAGAAGAGTGAGAATGTAGAAGGCCTTAAAGAAATCTTGCGGTTCATCTACAATCCGTACCATAAGACTGGCATCTCCTCAGCCAAGTATCTGAGAGTACTTGAGATTGCTGATGTTCTTTCTACAGAGAAGTTTGTAGATTATAAAGCAATGCTTGCTTACTTCAAAACGCATCAGACAGGAACAGAGACCGATTTGGTTATGGCTGCTCATTTTATCAATAGCACCAGAACTCAGTATCCTGACTATTCGTATGCAATCGAAGTAGCTCGCGCTATAATTACGCAAGACTTTCAGATAGGGGTTACCTCTACGACACTTAACACAGTGTACGGCAAAACTTTCATACCTAAGATTGATTGTATGCTCGGTAAAAAGTTCGGTGACGTTGGTCCGGCTAAAACTAAGTGGCCTTGCATTGTAACTGAGAAATTAGACGGTATAAGGCGTGTTCTGGTAAAAGAAAACGGCGTTTGTAGATTCTACAGTCGTTCTGGACATGAAGATACCGGACTGATTGAAATATTGGAAGAAGCTAAGTATCTTCCTGATAATAGAGTTTACGATGGTGAACTTTTAGCTGCGGGAGATTACCCGGACAGCATCGCCTTGAGACAAGCAACCAACTCTATTGGTAATAGTGGAGGTAACAAAACTGGGCTTATCTTCAATGTGTTTGATATGCTGGATTCTCAGGACTACTGGGATGGTAAGTCTTCAGAGAACGCTGCGACGAGGAAGATAATGCTCGGTGCAACCTTGATGGATGAATCAATCCAGTTACTTGATGATAACTGGCCGATGCTGATTGCATCATATGGTATTCATCAGGAGCTTAAGTTCATCAAGCCCGTGCCTATCCTGGGAGTAGTCAAATCTATCGATGAGGTAGACCAAATCGTTGAACCAATCTGGGCGCGCGGTGGTGAAGGTGTTATGCTTAACAGTATCTCTGGCTTTTATGAGAAGAAGCGTTCCAAGGAACTTCTCAAGGTAAAGAAGACACAAGAGTTTGTTCTTGTAGTTACCGACGTAGTAGAAGGCACTGGAAAGTTTGAAGATATGCTTGGTGCATTGGTTGTTGACTACAACGGCACTCGCCTTGGCGTTGGTTCAGGTTTCACAGAGCCGCAGCGCCGCCACATCTGGGATAATGCTCAGGACTATATTGGCCGTAAGATTGAAATAGACAGCTTCGGAGAATCTACAAACATGATGGGTACTAAGTCGTTGAACTGCCCAATCTTTAAGAGATTTGTAGGTGATGAAGAATGAGACCATGCGAAGTAAAAGGACGCAAAGCTACTTTCCATAAGTGGTCTCATAAAGCTTGGGTGATTGATGCCGGTCTAACCATCGGCAGTCATCCAGGTGGCCAGATGGAATTAGACGTTGCAATCATTGAGTATGAGGATGGTGTCGTAACTGAATGCTATCCTTATGAAGTGAAGTTCACAGATAAGGAGGAGAAAGTTGATGTGTAAGTTTTGCGATGGACAATGTGCTTGTCATATCAATCCTCCTTGTAGTTTCTGCACTTCACATATAGAGTGTGAAATGTGTGGGCAGCAGGTTTGCGAAGATAAGGCTGAGGAAGTAACTGACAACAGTGATGGCTCAAAGATTCTTATCTGCCCTGACTGCTATGATGCGGAGGTGGATTGATGATAACAATGCCTAATGGAGAGACGATGTCTTCGATTGAGTTTCACTTCTATGAGTGGTGTATCATCGTCAAGAATATCTCCAGCGAACAAATGGATGCTTTGACTGATGAGCAGTTTCAGGCCTTAAAGGAAGAGTTTGTAGAGGCCTACAAGACTGCTACAGTGATAGATTTGAAAGGAGCAAAATGATGGCTGCATTAACTATGTCAGTAACGATGAAACGCCGCGCTGCTAAGGTCACTCTTAATGAGTGGTTTGAAAAGAAGTATGGCATCGCCGCCGGGACACATGATTGTCATGTACTTGGTTTATTCCAATACACAGATGGTGATGAAGCAAGCCCTATCTTTGTAGTCGAACTTGAGGATGGAAAGGTGATTGAAGTATCTACAGAATCAGTCCAGTTTGTAGATATTGCAATAACAGGAAGAAATGCGAAAGGAGAGCCAATTTATGATTGACAAGAGCTATGGAAAGTTCTACACAACTTGTGATGGTTGTGGCGAAGAGCTTGACCCGACTGATACATTCGACGAGGCTAAGAGCCAAGCGGATGCTGAGGGCTGGGAAACAAAGAGACTCGGTACAGACTGGATTAACCTGTGCCCAACATGTGCAAAGGAGGTATAAGCTATGATGTTCGTTATCAGTGTAGTAGCATTGCTTTGTTGCATTCTGTGCCTTGGCAATACTATGAACAAAACAGCAGGAAGGTTTGAGAAAGTATTCTTCAGCATTATGTCTGTAGTGTTTCTCATCCTCTGCGTAATTATTCAGGTGGGGGTGAATGGCTAATGCTTGTAATTTCAATTGACGGTGCTTGCCGTCGCAATGGTAAACCAAACTGTGTGTCTGCTGGTGGAGTGTTCATTATGCACTACAATAACGCTCTGGAATTGACACATACAGCGTTGAAATCAAACTATGAGTTGGAATCTACAAACCAGCGTGGAGAAATGCTTGCCTTACTTACTGCTATTGATTATGTGTATGATTCAAAACAGTCTGCACAAGTCATTACAGATTCAGAGTATTTGTTCAATACCATGACAAAGAACTGGGTCGGCAATTGGGCGAACAAGGGCTGGATTACTTCTACAGGTGAGCCTGTTAAGAACAAGGACATCTGGCTTCAGATTAAGCATGCTCATGACAGATGCGTGGCCGATGGGATAGAGCTTATATTCTACCATGTGAAGGGACATACGATTCCATTCGGTAAGGTTACAGCTCAACGCCTCCTCGCTCAAGATACAAGCGGTATGGCATTGTATGAAGCTGTAAAGCAAAAGTATCATGAAGTCAAGTTTGACAAAGATGTCTTAGGCAAAGTGTCTGAGCTGTCAGAGAAGAATAATGGCTTCATCCCCACAGAAGAGATTATGGAACGATTTGTAGTTACGAACATCATCGCAGATGCAGTAGCTACAAGGTGTGTTGAGGCTGCAGACGCTTTGGTTTAATCAGAATCAATAATCAGCCGTAAAATGCAGTATTTACTTTTTCCTAATTTTGTGGTATAATATAATAGTAAGGCACCCGCCTTATAATAAATTGAAAAGGAGATTTTATCATGGCAAAAGAAGTTAGCAACGATGAGGCTTTGGCAGTAAAGGAAACTGAATCTGCTTTAGCAACTCAGAACGAAGTTCCTATGGGTTTTGAGGACGAAGATTCTGGGGATATGATTATCCCTCGAGTGAAAGTTGTTCAGACCCTAAGCCCTGAAAGAAAAGAGGGCACAGCATCTGAAGGCGACATAATCAACTCTCTGACCAAAGACAAGTACAACGGTAAGAAGTTCATTCCTGTCTTCAAGTTCAACAACAATGTAGAGTGGAAGGACCGCTCCGATGGCGGCGGAATCAAGTGTATTGCTAGAGACGGCAAGGTTGGTGAAGCATCTGACGGAACTACACTGTTGTGTGCATCCTGCAAGCGTTGCGAGTTTGATAACACTAAACAGGGTAAGGAGGCAGCTCCTAAATGCACGAAGTACATTAACTTCTTTGGGTTCTTCGAAGGTGAGCGTATGCCTATCATTCTGAGCTTCGGTAAAACGAACTTCAATGAAGGCAAGAAGCTTTACAGCTTGGCGAAAGTGACCATGCAGAACATGTGGAACTATGGTTACACGCTGAACGAGAAACTTCAAGCCAAGGGTGGTAATGAGTGGTACATAATCGTACCGGTTGCTGCTGGAGCTACAAACGATGATGACAGGGCCTTTGCTCTCGAGATGTACAAATCATTCCGCAACTCCATGCAGATGGTTAACTATGACATGGAAGATGCTGGGTCCAATGCTTCTTCAACGCCTGCCCCTGATGTAGAAAAGACTGAGTTCTAATTAGTATTTCAAAATCAATGAGGCCCAGCGGTCATCGCGCTGCTGGGCCTCAGTAACGAGGGGGCGGATTGATGCGTTGGAGCGATTACACTACAAAGATTTTAGCTTCTGTAGATAATGAAGCGTACTTTACCAGTATCCTACATAATATGCAGAGGCGTGGGCAAGAAGTAAAAGCTGAATGCCCATTCAAAGAACTTCATGAATCTCAATCTGACAACAACCCTTCACTAACAGTCAATCTTCAGAAAGGCGTTTACTATTGCAACAGCTGTCACTCCAAAGGTAATATCCATACCATGTACAGATACTTGGAGCATAAGACGGCAGAAGAAGCTTGGTTTGACCTTGGTGATGCTTTGAAGATTCCTCGTCCCGATGGCACAAAACCTGCGAGGCCTGACATTGAACCTGGTCTGGTTCAAGAATATCATAAAGCATTGATGAGCCTTACAGGTTCATTGAGAGATGTTCTAAGAGACAGACGAGGACTTGTAGATGACACGCTTAAGAAGTTTATGCTTGGCTGGGATGGTGAAAGGGTTACAATACCAGTCTATGATGAGTACAATGTGTTGGTCAATTTCAGACGCTACAAGTGGAACTCTGATAATGACCAGTACAAAGTTCTTAACTATCAAGATGAACATGGTAATACCTATGGTGAGGTCAGAATATTCGGCATAGACCGAATTATGGATGAAGACACGGACTATGTAGTCTGGTGTGAAGGTGAGATGGACCGTATCATCACAGAACAGCAGGGCTTCCCCGCCGCGTGCCCTACTTCTGGTGCTGGAACATTTAAGCCTGAATGGACTAGACTATTCAGAAACAAGAAAAAGGTTTACCTGGCTCAAGACAATGATGAAGCCGGAAGAAATGCTACAAAACGGTTGTGTGAGAAACTATACAGAGTTGTAGATGTCTACACAATCAATTGGCCAGAGGACTTCCCTCAGAAGGGAGACTTGACTGATTACTTTACCAAGTGTGGCCAAACCGCTGAAGACTTCCAGAAGTTACTCAATGGAGCTACAAAGTATGTGGACCCAGATATTGAGGAACGATTAGCGGACGAGGCTGAGGCAATTGAAATACACTTATCAGACAGTTCAGCGGCTGAAAACTTTGGGCGCCGTTTGAGTATACCAGTTATGGTAAGTGGTAAGGACAGCACACCGTATATTTGTCCTAAGCGAATAAAGGCTGAATGTGGTGAGGCTTTTGACAGTGAATCAAAGAAGTGTGCTAATTGCGCTTTAGCAGTAATGGCTGGTGAACGAATAAGAACTCTTCAGTCTATAGACCCAGATGTTTTAAAGTTGATTAAGTGTACTGATAAGCAGCAACAGCAAGTAATGTATGAAATGATGGGTATCAATCCACGTTGTGACCGTGTAAAGCTCGAGATTGAAGAGTACATGAATCTTGAAGAGTTACGACTGATACCTAAGGCTGAAGCGAACTTCGGTTTTTCCAATGAGCACGAATATGTAGTGCGTACGGGATATTTCATAGGAAACAACTTAAAGACAAACAAGCGGTACACAATGGTTGGCTACATGTATCCAGAACCACACTCGCAGTATGCAACGTATGTATTTGACAATGCATATCCAGAGAAAGATTTGATAAGCGACTTTGAACTGAATGAGGAATCAATCAACTATCTTAAACTATTCCAGCAAAAACCTGGGCAGTCTATTAAGAGTAAGTTTGATGAGATACATACAGATTTAGAGCGCAATGTCACTTATATCTGGGAGAGAAGAAATGTAGCTTTTGCCGTTGATTTAATTTACCATACTGTACTGAACTTTTATTTTCAACAACAGTATGTAAAGCGAGGCTGGGGCGAGTTATTGATTATTGGTGATTCAGGCCAGGCTAAGACTACCATTGTAGAGAGGATGATGCATCATTACAGACTTGGAGAACTACACTCAGGTGAATCTTCAAGAAGAACAGGACTTGTCTACAACTTGCAACAGAACAATAAAAGATGGTTCCTTGTCTGGGGCGCTTTCCCGCTTAATGACGGCGGGCTACTTACAATCGATGAGTTGTCTGGTCTTAATGAAGAAGACCTGGCCGTTATGTCAGATGTACGTTCAAGTGGAATCGCTAAAGCAACAGGAGTTATCACAGCAGAAACTACAAGCAGAACAAGAGCAATATACATTTCAAATCCTCGGAATGGACGACAGCTCAATTCAGAAACTTACGGAGTTAATGCAGTGCTTAAGCTTATGGGAAAGGCAGAAGATGTTAGACGTCTTGACCTTGCTATGTCTGTCGCCTCTGGAGACGTTGACCCAGCACTTGTTAACAAGTCACTCAATGACATGCCAGCAGTCCCACATGTATTCACATCAGAAGCATGCAACACGAGAGTTTTATGGGCATGGTCCAGGCGACCAGAGAATGTCGAAATCTCAGATGAGACAACTCAACACATTCTCAAGAAAGCCACAGAGATGGGTGCAAGGTATTCCTCGAAGGTGCCTATTGTAGAGGCTGCTGACCAACGTATTAAGATAGCTCGTTTGGCAGTTGCTTGTGCAGCTTGTGTGGTATCTACAGATGAGACCTTTGAGAAGATAATCGTTAAGCCAGAACATGTTGACTTTGTAGTTGACTTCATGAATGAATTGTATTGTGCAAAGAGCTTTGGCTATGATAAGCTGAGTGACCAAGAACATGCAACGACTGATACATCTGATAGCAATATCGATAAGTTAAGGTCTCTGTTCTTAACTCTGCCAATGCAAGACCATAATGAAATGGCTAAGATTATTTATCAGCTACCATATTTCAGCAGAGCTACACTTGAGGACTATACTGGTCTTACCAAGGATGACTTAAAGATGCTCCTGAAGTTTATGACTACACAGCATCTTGTAGAGAAGTCAAGAGGCGATTATAGAAGATTACCACTTGGCACGCAATTGTTTGAAAATCTTACAACCAGAGCAGCAACACCTGAAGAGGTGCAGGAGGCGCGTAAAAACTACTACGCTCCTACCGATTATTAAGGAGGAACTAAACATGGAAAACGAAATCAGGTATTATCTGAATCAAATCAAGCAGGCTATGACTGAGCCTTGCACAGAGTGTGCTTTACCTGGTGCAGAGCCGCCGGAGCCATTCAAACCGCAGTATCTTGTTACTGCTACCCGCTTACCTACAGGAGCTATTGAGCTCGCTGTAAACAATCAGAATATCGCTGACAAGATTGATTATATCTTGGATGCATATGACGATGATATGCAGCTTAAAACAAACACAAGCATCAGGATGGAAAACATCTTGATAGTATAGGAGGCGCGGCATGGATATTTTGAAGAGACTTACAAACTGCACAGTATATTCTACTGTGCGCCAGGAAGACGATGAAGCTGCTTGGTTAGCAGCAAGAACAAGAGGTATAGGTGGTTCAGACGTTGGTCCTATCTGTGGCGTTAGCCCCTTCACCTCAGCGCGCCAGGTTTATTTGAATAAGACTGGCCAGTATACAGATGCAATGAAACCAGGTGAGGCTGCCCAGGAAAGAATGAGATTCGGACACTTGCTCGAACCTGTAGTTGCTGATGAGTATGCACACAGAGCCAAGGATGAAATCAAGGCAATCTATACTGTGGATGCTACATTGTGCCACAAAGACTTTCCTTGGGCCTTGGCTAACGTCGACCGCTTGATTGAGTATGCTGATGGGACGTTGGGCATCCTTGAGTGCAAAACTACAAGTGAGTATGGTAAAGACGAGTGGGACAGCGGCGAGATAATGATGACATACATCTATCAGCTGAACTGGTACTTATGGATTCTCGGTCTTGAGAAAGGTGCCTTTGCTTGCCTTGTAGGTGGCAACAAGTTTTATTACTATGATGTATGGAGAAACGATGAGCTGTTGAATGAGACCATCATCCCCGCGGTGAAGAGCTTTTGGTTTGACAATGTGTTGAAACTACAAGAGCCTTTGATGCAAGCGTCTGACACCGACTTTGCCAACACATTGTATAGCTCGGTGGTTAAGAACTCTGAGAAGACACTTGATTCAGATGTTGCTAATGACTTAGCAAGAACTGTATTCGAGTGCAAGGCTCAGATTAAAGAAATCACATCTACAATGGAAGAAGCTCAGAACCGTCTTAAGGATATGCTGCAAGACACTGAGATTGGCTATACCAAGGACTTCACAGTCAAATGGTCGCCGCGCTCCCAGACGAGAGTCGATACTGACTTACTTAAGACCAACTTCCCTGAAATCTATGCTCAGGTTCAGAAAAAGATTGAGTTCAGAGCTATGTCAGTTAAGGGAGGTTTATAAGATGCAGATTAAGATAATCGACTTTGGCTACAAGAATCTCCCTTGTAGAGCCCATGCAAATGACGCCGGTGCAGATGTGTATGCCACAAAGAATGTGTCGATATATTCTGGGCAGACATATGCAATGCCATTAGGATTTGGTCTTGAACTTCCTGATGGTTATGCTGGGTTCATATTTCCAAGAAGTGGTCTGAGTAAGAAAGGCATTGTTTGTGAACTGCCTCCTATTGATTCAGGCTATAGAGGTGAAGTTCATGCTATCATCTCAAATGTTGGAAACGATAGTTATGACATTAAAGAAGGTGACCGTATTGGTCAACTGGTAATCACTCCAGTTATTCTGGCAAGTTTCTCAACCGAAAATATTAAAGAGCGCACAGATGGAGCCTTTGGTTCCACTGGCCGATAAGGAGGACAACATAATGAATAATGATATTTGTACTGTTCAGATGGATGGCGAGGTAAAGGAATCTCAGGACTTTGTAGCTATTCTGGCAAAAGACAACGGCGATGCTTCTCTGTTTTATTGCACCGACGCCTTGACACTTGGTATGGCAATGAAGATGGTTGCCAAAGCTTTTATTACTGAGATGAATGAATTGTCTGAAGAAGAGCGTTCTCAGATTGAAGAGATTCTGGGCGATGCTTTCATCAAAGAGAAAGTTGAGGAAGACCTACAAGCAGCTGACGGCCAGTTAGCAGAAAGGTTGGCCGAAGATGAATAAGATTCAGGTAGCCGTGCTTGCCGAGGGACATCAGTCCCCCGGCGGCATGATGATGTTCCTTGCGAGGCTTACTCAGCGTGGACACAATGTAAAGTCCATGGATGATTTGCTTGGAATGTATAACAAGGCAGTCGACGTTGACCCGGCAGTTTCTACCGAAGAAGAGATTGCCAAACGTGAAAAGTTACTGAGGACAGTAGCAAGTCTACCTCATGGAACTATCACACGATTCTCACCTATCACAGTCGCAATTGTAGGTGCCTCTCGCAGATTCCTTGCACAGGCCAGGACGCACCAGGTTGGTGTGACTTACGTAAGCGCTTCACTTCAGTACAGTGACTATTCTGACCAGGCGGACTTTGTAGTTCCTTATGAGATGCTTGGTACTGAACCTAATGAGTTAGAAGCTCGCCGTGTATATCTTAAGAGCTGCATGAGAGATATGAATAACTACAAGTACTTTATTGAAGAATGTGGCATGAGCAATGATACAGCCGGATATGCTGCGCCGCAGGGCCTACGCAATATCTTGATTATGCAGGGCAACAATGAATCATGGGCGCACTTCATCAGAATGAGAGCTTGTAACAGAAACACACTTGAAACTCAGTATGTAGCTCTGAAGATTTGGGAAGAGCTTCTACATACAACTGATGGTGATTCAATGTTCTGTAACATTGGCCCTGACTGTGTAACCGGCAAATGTCGAGAAGGTAAGTTCAGTTGTGGAAAACCTATGAGCGGAACACCAACAGAACTGATTGACACTTTATTCCCAAAATTAAAGGAGGTACAGAACAATGGCTGACAAGACTAAAGACCAGCTCAAGCAGGAAATTGAAGTGCTGCAGTCTCAATTGAAAGAGAAGCAGCAAGAAGACATTTACAACGAACCCGCAAAGCAGCTCGCGATGATGAAGAAAGCTTTTATTGACAATGGCTTTACTGAAGAGCAAGCTTATGAACTTACCATCACATTGGTAAGAGGCCAGAATACAATGAATGTTGGATTCTCACCTTATGCAAGAGGAGGACTGGTAAAATGATTATCATTATTGAAGGACCTGATGGTTCCGGCAAGACTACCTTAGCCAATCAGCTGTCAAAGCAAACAGGCTATAAGATTATTCACAGAGTTCAGCCTAAGACTGAAGAAGAGAAAGCAATCATGATGGGCGAGTATCTACAGACTATTCGTTCTGGTAAGAACATGATATTCGACAGATGCTGGTACTCAGAAATGGTATATGGCCCAGTGATGAGAGATGCTTCAGTCATTGGTTACCCACAGATGTATGACCTTGAGAGACAGCTATCAAAAGCTGGTGCAATGATTATTTATTGCACAGATTCCAAGGCTGCATTATGGTCCAGGTGTCAAGACCGCGGCGAGGACTACATTGTAGATAGAACAACCTTTGACAAAATCTGCGATGGCTTTGACCAACTGTTTGCCGCGCCACATTACATCCCTGTTGTAACTTACAAATGCCCTGATATGCATGTGCTATGAGCAATCGCATTTGTAAGGGTTGCGGCTGGGTATATCCGCCCTCTTACAATGAAACTCGGTGTCGTTTCTGCGGCACCGAGTTTACAGAAAGAATCTGCCCTATATGTAAGCAGCTTAAAGTTCCAAGAGTACCTGATAGCCCAGTTTGTAGAGAATGCTACAATGAACAACGCAGAGGTGATAGAAAGACTATCGATGCGGCACTACACTGGAGAGCTGTTAAACTACAAGAGGCAGAAGACTTATATCAGGACTGGCTTAAGCGAATCACCGCCGCGCCGTTTGTACCTCTCACAGAGGAAGACTGGTTAACTGCTTGTAGATACTTCAGTGGCTGTGCTCTATGTGACATTACTGAGATAGAAGCAAGAGGGTACTTTGTTCAGTTCGATGAAGGGGGCCGGTATACTGCCTGGAATATCTTGCCTCTATGTGAACGCTGCGCCACAGCGCTGAAGAAGCAGGTCAATCCATTTAGAAGATTGAATACTCAGATAAATGGAAATCTGCCAATGAGTAGAGGCATGTCATATAAGAAGCTTGATAGAGCTTACGAATATCTACAAGAAAGGTTGAATGAATATGAAAAGTAACCGTATGCAAGTATTCAAAGAGTTTACACAAAACCTGGCTACATTATCCAAATGCTCTGAGCGCCATGTAGCCGCAATAATCACAGACAAAGAATTAACACAAGTGTACAGCGTCGGCATCAATGGCGGGCCTAAGGGCTTAGCAGACTGTATGTGTATCATTGATGGAAAGTACGGTTGTATTCATGCTGAGATTAACGCTTTAATCAAAGATAAGTCCAGCGATGAGGGAAAGGTGATGTTTGTTACCTTAGCACCTTGTAAGCAATGCGCCGCCGCGATTATCAATGCTCCTAAAGGTTTTTCAGCAGTCTATTACTTTGAAGACTGGAAAGAGGATTCAGGCATTAAATTGTTGACATCAGCAGGTATTACAGTTGCTAAAATATAATAATCACACATATAATTATTATAAGGTTTAATTCACACGTAGCACGTCCTAAGAGGCTCATACAAGTCCGTGAATAACAACCTTATAATAATATCCTCTTAAATCCTACGAACGAGTAACGAGCGATATAATTAACAAGAAGAAAGGAGTGAGGCTTAAAATGGCGCAAATAAACATCGTCACTACATCTGAAGAGCAGGAGATTGTTCTCAAGGCAATAGCTACACTATCTGGTCAGACAGTAGCTGTCTCTGATATTGCTAAGAAAGCGGGTCTTAATCAGAACAGAGTCAGGTATGTTATTACAGACCTCGAAGAAGCTGGTAAGATTAAACGCATACCTACAAAGGCTTTCAACAAGCACTATATCCGTTATAGTTATGAGGTGCTTGTGTAGCCAATCAAATTAAGGAGGATAGCCTATGGGAATCAAAGTGTATGGTGCTGAGTCATGCCCTCAGTGCCAAGGTGCTAAACAGTACCTGAAGTCAAAAGGTATGGACTTTGAATATGCAGATGTATTCAAAGATGAAGCTGCTATGCAAGAACTTGAGCAGCTTGGTGCAATGTCACTACCTGTTATTAAGTGCGGTGACGAAACAATCATGGGATTCAATGTAAAGAAACTTGAGGAGGTACTTAATAATGGGAATGCTTGATACAAACAGAGTTGTAGATGACTACATGCTCCAACGAGATTGGAGAGTAAAGGAGAATAGTAATGCACCGTTTAGCTTCGGGCAAATGAATAAGTATATCATCAGCGCCGTGTCGAAACAGTACTGGGCTGAGAGAGTATACAATGATGTAGCAGAAGCTGCACACAATGATGGCTTTCTGCATATTCATGACATGAGTGGTCTTACCATTTATTGCTGTGGATATTCTCTACAGAAGGTTCTGGACTATGGTGTGAAAGGCATTCCGAATATTCCGGCGTCAAAACCTGCTAAACACTTCGACGCCGCGCTGAATCAACTTGCAAACATGCTGACTATCTTTCAGAATGAAATTATGGGAGCGGTTGCCTTCAGCTCATTCGACACATTGCTTGCTCCTTTTATTAGACTTGACGACCTTGACTACAAGGAAGTTAAGCAGGGCATTCAGAACTATGTCTATTCGGTCAACTCAAATAGTAGGGCCGGGGCGGAACCAGCTTTCAGCAACCTTACGTTCGACTTGTTTGCTCCTAAAGATTTGAAAGACCAGCCAGTTAGAATTGCTAATAAGCTGATGGACTTCACTTATGGAGATTGTCAGAAAGAAATAGATATGCTGAACAAAGCCTTCTTTAAGGTTATGCTTGAAGGAGATGCTAATGGCAAACCGTTTGCTTATCCTATTCCTACCTATTCTATCATGAAAGGTTTTGACTGGGATAATCCAAACAATGAGCTTTTATGGGAGATGGCTGGTAAGTATGGGTATCCGTACTTCAGCAATTTTATAAACAGCGATATGGACCCGAGCGATGTCAGAAGCATGTGTTGTAGATTACGCCTGGACCTTAATCAGCTCAGCAAACGTAACGGCGGATTGTTTGGGTCTGGTGACAGCACTGGCTCTATTGGGGTCGTAACCTTGAATCTGCCTCGCCTCGGCTACCTTAGCAAGTTCAAGTCTAAGGACCATTTGAAGTCTCTCATTAAAGACTATATGGAAATTGCCAGAGACAGTCTTGAAGAGAAACGTAACTGGTTGAATATGCATCTCATTGGCACTGGTATGTTGCCGGCGTTCGATACCTATGTAGGTACTCTGAACAATCACTTCTCTACAATCGGTTATGTAGGAATGAATGAGCTGTGCATGAACTATTTGGGTATGGACATTACAACACCTCAGGGCAAAGCATTAGCTGAGGAGCTGCTGGACTTCATGAGAGATATTCTTTTATCATTCCAGAAGTCTACAGGAAACCTGTTCAACCTTGAAGCTACACCAGCTGAATCAACTTGTTACAGACTTGCAAAGCTTGACAGAAAGACTTATCCTAATATCTATACTCAGGGCAGCGGCAACAGCGTCTATTATACGAACTCTTGTCATGTGCCTGTAAGTCAGATTGAAGGTATCAAAGCTTTGCTTGACCATCAGGATTCTCTACAAGTTAAAATGACAGGTGGTACTGTAGTGCATCTGTACTTAGCACAAGGTATCTCTGGCGGTCAGGCAAAGAGTATCGTTAAACATGTATGTGAAAATTATTCATTGCCTTATATTTCATTATCGCCAATTATCTGCTATTGTCCAGACCATGGTGTCTTGGATGAAGTAGTTGAAAGTTGTCCTCATTGCGGCGGAGTAACCAAATATATGCAGCGTATAACCGGCTACATACGCGACGTTGATAACTACAATCCTGGCAAGCTCCAGGAGTTTAAGGACCGCAAGCAAATACATGTTGAATAAGCTTGTAAGCTACAAGGGCATTATCCATGAACGGGCAGAAGATGCTCCGTTCATGGGGGCCCTTATTATTGGAGTGTCTTGTAGAAATAATTGCCGGAATTGTTTCAACCAGCACTTAAAAGATACACAGACATACATCAAGTTTGCTGATGAGATTATAGAAGAGGTGAAGCAGAATCATTTCAATGATGGCATAATACTTGCTGGTCTTGAATGGTCTGAACAACCTGATGATACAATAGCACTTATCAGTTGTGCAATGCATGAGAATCTACAAGTTATTCTGTATACTGGATTGACCGAGCAGGAACTATTCAGGCGGATTCCAAGAGAGTTTCTTGTAGGTATATACATTAAGTTCGGTGCATATGATGAAAAGAAGTTATCCAATACTTTCTATTCAGAAGGGGTTAAATTAGCAAGTACTAATCAATATATCAAATTCATGCAGTGAAGAAATAATTTTAGAAAGTGTATTTACGGCTGCACATAATTATGATATAATTAAAAGGTAAAGGAGAGTGATATTTATGGCAGTGATTCAGCCAAAGAATATACCAGTCATTCAAAAAGGTCATGGGTATTCTTATAACCCAGCAACTTTCAAAGAACATAAGATTGACAAGTTCATTGAAGTTGAAGACCCGCAGGAAATACTATCACAGGTAAAGCCGTTTGAGTTTCGCGGCAGACGCTTTATAACATTTGATACAGAAACTCACCCACATTTCAGAAACAGTAATATAGTACCTAAAGAGGTGGTAAGACGCTGGGTTGGTACAGGTAAGAAAGCAACCCCTCAAGATTACCCATTCAGTCTTCAGATATGCGACGGAAAAAATTCCTACATTATATATGATACTGTTGAAAACAAGTTTGCAAAATTTCAGCAACTCGCGCCACTATTCGAAGATGAGTCAATCGAAAAGATTGCACACAACTGGAAATTCGACGCCCACATGTTCGCTAATGCTGATATGAAGATTAAAGGCAGAGTGCATGACACGGTAGTTTTAGCAAAGCTTGCCAATGAAAACCGTACTTCATTTCAGTTAAAGGACTTAGCAGCCAAAATACCTGGAGGCATAGTGAAGTTCGAGTATATGGTTGACTCTTACAAGACGCTCAACAAAGTTACAGACTATAGGCAAATTCCAAGAGAGTTGCTTACTCAGTACGGCGGGGCTGACGTTTGGAACTGTTACCTTGAGTTTATCACTGACTATGAGAAGTTGGAGAAAGATGAACTTGTAGGTCTTTATGACAAGGAATGCGAATTGATGATTGCACTTTATGCAATGGAACGTTTTGGGTTTGCAACTGACAGTGAATACGAAGGACCACTTAAAGCTGACCTTCAGAAACTTACAGATGATGCTGAGAAGGCAATCTATGATGAAGCAGGCAAGATGTTCAACATCAACTCAGGTAAGCAGCTATATGATGTATTGATGACTCTTGGTGTTAATCATGGCTGGATTCCGACAACGCCCAAGGGCAATCCTAAACTTGACAAAGATGTGCTGAATACATTGGCTACCAAGTACAATGTCAATATCGTTAAGAACATCTTAGAGTTTAGGAAGTATGAGAAGCTTCTGACAACTTATGCAGTAGGTATCTATGACCAGAAAGATGCAGAGACAAGAGTTCACGATAACATCAATCAGACAGAAGCAACTACTGGTCGTATGTCAATTACCAAGCCTGCTCTACAAACTCTTCCTAAGAAGGACAAGAGAATCAGACGAGCATTTATGCCGTCGCCTGACTTTGAGTTATGGTTCATGGACCTTGACCAGATTGAGTACAGGTTATTTGCACACTATGCAAAGATTCCGAGTTTGTTACAAGCAATTGAAAATGGCTATGATGTGCATGCTGCTACGGCTGCAATGATATTCCATGTAGCAGTTGATGAGTTTCTGCATAACATTCATGAGCATGAGACACTTAGTATCAAAAGAAAAGAAATGTCTGAGCAAGGTGCTGATAAAGATGAACTTGCAAAACTTGATGAGTTGATTGATTCTCTACAGAAGTATGTAGATATGCGTGGTAAAGGTAAGACTATCAACTTCGCACTTATATACGGTGTAGGTATTGACCATCTAAGTGAGTTGCTTGGTTGCTCAACAACTGAGGCGACTAATCTAAAAGCTACTTACTTTGCTCAGATGCCTGAAGCAAGAACATTCATTGCAACAGTTCATCAGGTTATTAAGATGAGAGGCTTTGTAAAGAACTTCTACGGAAGACGTCGTCGCCTCGACCCTGATGATTGCTATAAGGCTCCTAATGCTTTAATTCAAGGATGCGCTGCAGACTATATCAAAGCAAAGCTTGTAGATATGTATAAGTACATCATGTATCACAATCTCAAGACGCAGCTCATACTCATTGTGCATGATGAAATAGTATTGGCTGTGCATAAAGATGAACAAGAACATATACCGGTATTCAGATGGCTTCTCTCAGACTTTGCTTCGTTCCGTTGCCCCATCACTGCTGGTGCTGAGAAAGGTGCTCCATCTTGGGGTCAGAAACTTACACCACCTGATGTTGGATTTACAGAGCCAGAAGATAAAGCTTATCTTGAGTATGATGTATATGATGGTTCAATCTTTGACATCTACAAGGAGGTATAGTTATGGGTCTTATTGATACTCTTAACAGAACCGCTGCAGCATTGGAAAACAAAGCCAAAGAGATAAACCCACCGAAAGCTATTAAGTGCCCAAAATGTGGCAGTACTGATTTTATCAGTACTGCTAAGGGCTACAGCAAGGGTAAAGGCTTATTAGGTACTGCTTTAATAGGGAGTGCTGGTTTGGTCTTTGGCACATCAAAGAATACTGTTTGTTGTGTCTGCAAACAGTGTTCAAAGAAATGGGAGGTATAGTATGAACAAACTAGTCTCTAAACGATTGAAAGAGATGCAAGTCGACATCAGAGAACAATATAATAAGCAGCCTTACCAATTTTACCTTGGTCAGTTGTATGGACAACTTGGTGAGATAATTAAGGATGCTGAAGAGCAAGAACAAGCTTATGCAGGAATGTGTCAATTATATCTTGTTCATAAACCTGACGTTCTTGACAAAGCAATTGAAACTATGTCTGATATTTTAACAGGCAAAAACTTGAAGGAGGGTTCTTGATATGAAATTATCTGAACTGATGGAAGTGCCATTGAAAGAGGCACTTGATGGAATGGCAGTTGCAAAGATTACTCCCATTGCCAATGATACTGGTGACATTATCAAGGTGATTGTTGAGTATATGCCAGAAGACGAATTAAAGAAGGGGGATAAAACAAATGGCTACAGAAAAGGCTAAGAAGATTTGGGATAACTACAAAGTAATTGGTGAGGTAAAGAAGTCGGATGCAATCAAGCTTGTAGTTGCTGCAGCTTACAGAGATGGTGTTCAGTACATTAACATCAGAGAGTTCTATATTCGTAAACGTGACAATGTATGGATGCCGGGCAGAGACGGTATCACAATTCCTGTTATTATTCCTGTAAATCAAGGCAAAGAGATGGTTCACACATACACTCAACTCGGCGACCTTATGACTGAGGCAGTTGCTGCTCTTGCGGTTATGCCGATGGAAGATGCTGAGAATGCGGTCTGGTACACACCAAAGGAGGGCAAGTAAATGAAACTGAAAGAATTGAAAATGGGCAGCACATTCACTATACCGCTTGTAGTTCTTGGTGCAACTGCCAGAGAGACAAAAGCAAAGAAGCCTTATCTACAAATGGAGTTCTTTGATGGTACAGATTCCATTAGTGGAAACTATTGGGATTGGTCAGGTAAGAATGTACCTGAGAAGAACGCTATCTTGAATGTATCCGCTCAACTTACAGAATATCTTGGTACTCCTCAACTGAACATCAAGAGTATGTCTACAAACACTGAACTTCATATCAGTGAGTTTACTCCGAACAGTGGCGTTGATATTGGCGCTACATATCTTGAAGCTTATGAGATGGCTTCAGCGGTGAAGGACGACTTCTTAAGAGAATTGACTTTAACAATTCTCGAGCAGCTTAAACACTTATGGGTTACAGTACCTGGTGCTAATACAATTCATCATGCTTATACAGCTGGTACCTTGATTCACAGTGTGTCTGTTGCAAAGATTGCTAAAGCAGTTGCTGAAACCATTCCTGGTACTTTTATAGAGTTAGCAACTATCGGTGGCTTGCTCCATGACCTTGGTAAGTTGTTTGGCTATAGAATCAATGGTATCGTCTGTGAGATGACCGATGAAGGACTTTTATACGAGCATACATTTCTTGGTGCACAGTTTGTCAATAACTTTGCTGAGGAAAACAATCTACTCAAAGATGAGAAGGATGAAGCTAAGCTTGAACTTTTATGTCACATCATTCTCAGCCATCATGGAAAGCGTGAATACGGCGCCGCCATACCGCCGTCATCGATTGAAGCTCATATTGTTCATCAAGCAGATGCTATCGATGCAGCAGCTGAGCAAATCAGAGTTGAGAGTGATAAGGCCGGCCGCGCTAAATGGACCGAACGAATCTGGGCCTTGGAAAACCGTCCACACATCACCACTCAGTATACAAATGCAGTATATCACAATCAAGAATAACTGTGTAGTTACTTCACCGTTTCTTTCCTAACCTATGTACGACCGCGTTCTTTCGTGATATAATAATATAAGAGTTAAGGTCACTGCAGTAATGATTCAGATTATGCCAGCTTGGCATGGTGGCCCGTTGGGCTGGCAGCTTAAAGGGGGTTCAATTTGATGAGCATAAAAGAAATGTTTGTATCTGACACAGAGACCCACCGAGTTTGCGGAACATGTGGCGAACTCAAACCTGTAGAAGATTTCTACAAGGATGGTAAAGACAATCATGGCAACATAAAATACAGACGCGATTGCAAAGAATGCTATAAAGTTACTCGCATTCGCGAATCTGAAATGAAGAAAGGTAGGGGACGTAAATGAATGGTATGATTAAAACGGTGTGTCCTGAATGTGGCACTGAACAACGAGTTGAGGTTAACTTTACCTCAGAGAATGCAGGATTTGAAAGCACTACAATAAATTGTTGTAAGTGCAACGTAGAGCTTGTAGTAACTGACCAACATGAATATGATGCTAACGGACTTGTGAAAGGTCCGCGAGTTGTTGATGAACATAGCACCGATATGTGCGCTGCATGTGATATTGATTTAGGAACATGCGACACAATCTGGGCAGCTGGTGGTGGTTTGTATTGCTCAAGAGAGTGTGGTATTCATGACTACTCTATGATAAGTAATATTAGCAAAGAAGATGCTGAGCAGTTATTCAACGATGAAGCTGAAGAGATTAACCCACAGGACATTGGCATAGTAAGGAGGTGAAAAATATGATGACACTTGAACAACTTCTTGAGAAGACTTCAGACGGTGACTTGATGGACATCTACAATGAGATTCACAGTCAAGTCGTTCCAGCAACAGGTTATGCACATGCATTCTGTCGCAAAGTAAATAAGATGATTGACCAGGGCACTATGTGCATAAATCCAACAACGTACCGCAAGGTCTACCTTCCAACTCTTGTGAAGGTTGTAGAAAAAGAAATGGCAAGACGCTATATGGCTTGCTTAGTGAAAGGAGTGATTACATGCAATGGAGAACTGTAATTGGCTTCGAGCTGTATAGTGTTAGTGAATCAGGTTTAGTTAAGAATAACGAAACAGGTCTGATTCTAAGCCAAGGTGATTGTGGAAGTGGTTACTTGCACGTTAGACTTCATGGCAAATACAACAAACTAGTTCATAGACTAGTGGCTGAAGCATTCTTGGATAATTTAGAAGGTAAAGACCAAATACATCATAAAGATGGAAATAAGCAAAATAACGCTGTTTCAAATCTTGAATGGTGCAATCAAATAGAGCATCAAACAATTGAAAATGGCAAAGCAGTAAATCAGATTCTAGACGGAACTGTTGTTAATACCTTTCGTTCATTGCAGGAAGCTTCCAGATTTATGCAGCTTTCCAATAGCTCTAATATACGTCGAGCTTGCAAAACAGGCATGAAGTGTAAGGGCTATCATTGGGAATATGCAGAGGAGGCAAGCCTATGAAGAAAATTGAAACCACAGTGACCTACAAAGTTTCTGAAGGCTGCCACTGTAACTTGCGATTTGAAAAGCACAAAGGATTTCCAGCAGACCAACGCTGCAGGTTCTGCACAAATCTTGGAAAGGATGGTTTCGTGTGTGTTCTGCACAACATGCCGCTTGTAGTTGAAGAGGGTTGTCTAATTCGTAAGACACAAGCATGCATGCGTAACATGGCTTATAAAAGCCAGACAGTACCTGATATTGAGGACACACCGAAAGTAAATCCAAAGGATATGATTAAATGGGCACTAGATGAATACAACCGCGTTTACAATCAGTTAGTAAACGAAGGGTATCCTGCAGCGTTGGCTATGAAAGTAGCAAAAGAATCAGTGCTCAAATAGGAGGCTAGTATATGACAAAGACATGCAAGCAATGTGGTGTGATTAAGCCACTTGAACAGTTCCGTAATTACTATGGCGGACGCAAAGGCACTTACACCATTTGCAAGACTTGTGAGAAAATCAATTCTCGAGTGAAGTATCTCGAGGGCAAGTCAGAGCTAAACGATAAGGAGAAAGCTGAACTTCAGTCAATATATCAGCTGTGGGAAACTCAACGAACATTAGGCTATCAGCCGCCGCGCACCACAGTAAGAGGCCAGAAACCGGTTGTAGATACTGTCTTGGAAATGATGGACACCTACAAGGAACGTTCTCAGCTGCTTGGGTCAGTTGCTGAAGAAGCCTTGACCGCACCGCCTGACTTGTTAAAGTGGTTGACAGAAGATTTGACAGACGACCCAGACTATTATTTGAACGACATCTATGACGGACTTAAGGAAGCTTATAAACCTGTATTGCGCATTGATGAACGTGCTATGATGCCAGTATATGACGAGACCTATTCAGGTATCTTGGATAAGATACTTGAGAGATTCTACAAATATGAGGATGACTATTATGCGCAAGATAATTGAAAGAGGCTTATGCCTAATTAGTTGCCTGTTCATGCTATGGCTGTTTATATCATGGGCTGAGGTTGTCTCAAAGAATCTGAAACCCAATCCTACATACAGTTCATGGAATGCATGGGTGCTGATAACGGAGGTGACACATGTTTCGGAAGATTGCAGTACAAATAACTGAGAGAAGTATCGTGCATGTGTACACAGATATAACATGCGCAGTCTCTGCTTGATAGCTACAATAATGTATTGAAGGGAGAGTTCTAATATGAAAGCTGTAACGGAATACACAATTGAAGAAGCTGCTAAGATGTCAGCAACTTGCAAAGAACTGTTTGAGAAGGTTAAGGGAACTACAAGAAGTGACTGGTTTGAAGACTTCAGACAGACCTCAAGCTATGCACATTACAAGTTCTCTGGTCGAGTATCTGACAAGCTTGTAGAGCTTTTAGGTCATGAACCTACTTCGACTGAGATTATCTTGTTAGTCGACCGTGGTTATAGTCACTTCGGCGCCACGTGCTCTGTATCAAACAGGAGCTTTAGCGGAAGGGTGAATACAGATTGAATCGGTACATTTGTATGGAATGCGGACGGTATTGTTACTCGTCCGCTCCATCAGTTGAATATTGTACGACCAAAGGCAAGTGCCCATATGAGGGTTGCAATGGTCAATGTAAACTAGCACCTGAGGAGGTAGAGAATAATGAGCAAGATTGAATTATCACTGGCAAGCGACTATGTGCCATCCTGGACCATTGTAGATGCTATACGAGAGCTGTTCCAGAACGCCTTAGACCAAGAAGTGCAAGTACCTGATAACAAGGCTTCTTGGTCCTATGATAATGGTACATTCAAAATATGTAACAAACAGTCGACGCTAACAGCTAAGACACTACTGTTAGGCACATCGTCAAAGAGTTCAGATAGTAAGACTATTGGTCAGTTCGGTGAGGGATACAAGATAGCAACTCTTGTATTGCTTCGGAATGCTAAGCAAGTGACTATCTACAATTATGGTCTGCGTGAAGTCTGGCGACCAAGATTTGTAAAGTCTCGACGCTTCGGCACTGACATACTGACGTTCTTCATTGACAAAGAATATCCTTGGACTAAGGTGCCGGACAATGACTTGACTATTGAAGTGACAGGTCTAACTGATGAAGAATGGTTTGAGCAAGTAGTCCCAGCCAATCTTCACTTACAGTCAGATGTAAAGATTGAAGCTGAGAACGAATATGGCCAAGCGCTGAGTGCAGCTAAACATGCAGGTTTAGTATTCGTCAACGGTCTATATGTCTGCAAGTATGACCCATATAAGTTCGGTTACAACTTCAAGCCAGGTGAGCTTAAGCTTGACAGAGACCGTAAGTTAGCATCAGATTGGGACCTCCGCTGGTTGGCTTCCAAGTTCTGGATGAACAATCCAAGAGCAATCGAGTTTGTAGAGCAAGGCCTGGCAGATGTATCTTACCTCAGTGATATGACATGGTACAGTCAAGCAACTAAACTATCAGACGATGCTTTTGAGAAGTTCCGCCTCGTCCACGGGCCGCGCGCAGTTCCAGTGACAACTCAGGAAGAAGCTGATAAAGTACCTGCAGGTTACAAGGCTGTCATAGTCAGTAGTAACTACAAGAACCTCATAACAAGGAGTTCAGCATACGAGGAGCCAGAGTCGGATTCCATCGACCCGCTTGATAAGCTTCAGCAATGGTTCGAATCTGTAGAGGATAACTTGACTGAAGAGCAGCAAGAACAATTCAATGAAATCATGGAGGAGCTGAGACTATGAAAAACTATTCATTCTTCAAATATTATGTAGGTGGTGCGGCGGCACATATTTGTTACTTCTTTAATAGCATCGGGTCTTGGGTGACTGAGCACATATCATCTGCTTATCATCATGTACGCGGTTCTTGGTACTGTCATTACTGTGGCAAAACACATCCTCGCCGCCGCGTTAAGTTTGCCATGAGAATAGCGACGAGTACTATCACAATCGACGAGCTGAAGTGGGGCCAAGAAACTACAAAGCCGACCGTTTGCCATAAGGGTGCAAAAGCATTGAAAGATGGTTCATGGAGGCCAGAGACCACTTCATTAAGTGATGCATTCGGCCATATAATTCAAGCATTTGAAAACTTCGGCAAAGCATTCCAGCAGCACTGTGAGCCCGCCTCCACTGAGACAGTTGCCCGTCATGTGTATGACCCTCATAATCCTACACCAGACTGGGAGCCGAAGATTTGGTTCAAGTGTGACCCACTCAAGAATGACAGCTGTAAGAAGACGATGTGCCGCCTAAACATGATGTTCAGCCCTGAGGAATCCGCTTGCGAGCGCACCTCAGACCCTAAGTGTTCTGTAGATGGCAAGGTGTTGTGGCCTGACAAAGAGTTCTTCAGGGAGATGAAGCGAACCAGAGACACTACAAGTCATGTCTGCAAGCATTGTCCAATGGACCCGGCTGAATGTAAGACCTATGATAAGAGGCCTTGCGACACTACAGAAACGTATTCAGATTTCATAGAACAGGAGGTTAGCAATGAACGAACAAAAAGTAACCAATCTCAATGATGAGGAGGTGAAAGACTTGAACCCGGTGTTTGACCTATTTGTAGATAGAACGCAAAGCCTGCTTGAGCGCTGGCAAAGATTCTATGCTACTGAGGCACATCAGCGAGGCCCTGATGAACTACAAGAGCTTCAGGATAAGTGCTTGCTGGGCATCATCTGTGAAATATCAGATGGATTCACACAAGGAATGATTGAAGAAGTCAACCAGCGAATAAGCCTCAAGCATGAATAAAGTTAGGGGACTGCCATTGGCAGTCCCTTATTTATGTTCAGATGTAGTTATTAGTCCCACTCATAGTTGTCTTCGTACTCGTCGAAGCGCGTCGCCACAGCGTCAAACTTCTTCTTGTACTTCTCTGTCACACGCCCATCAGCTCTTAGCGACTGCTCGCGTACCTTGTCAAGCATGTCCTGGTATACGTCAGGTTCGTCAACCAGCTCAATCTTCAATAATCTGTCGTACTCCATCATCACCGCATCGCGGCTCTCAAGCTCAACTGATATACTTTGCAGGATGTTATCCAGCGATGTCGCAGAACTGTCTGTCATCGCCTCCGCGCCTTCCAACACATGTTTAGCATAAGCCCCTATTGGCGCGCCACCTTTATCTACAAGAGCCTTGTAGTAGTCTGCTAACTTCTCAAGGAACTCAGTCTCTTTAGGTGACTTGTTTGCTAGCTTCCAAATCCTTGTACCTGTGTTGTTAATCTTTTCACATTCTCTACAAACAGTATTACGACCGACTGTAGACTTGCGTAAGCCCTTTCCACGAGGAGTATAGGCTCTGAAATATTCATCAGTATCTGGTAATACTTTAGTGCACTGCTTGCATCTCTTATTCATTTCAATCCCTCCAATTCTTCAGGTACTTTGAAGCCCTGCGATGCTAATTCTTTGTACTGATTTGTAATATCAGCTAAGCACTTCTTTGCCTCTTCTGCTTGCTTGATAGTCTTATCTACAAGCTGCTTAGCGTCTTGATACGACTTCAATCTTGCGAAACAGATAGGACACATATCTGATTGACGTCCTTTAACTACTATGAAGTTACTGCCACACCAGTCACAATGCTTTGACTGATTGCTATATAATCTTTGCATATTATTCACCTCCTAATTATATTATACGCTAAAGTGTACAATTTAATAGCTGATAGCAATATTGAGTTTGTATATAAGTGTATATATAGTGTATTTATATGTTGTTTGAGTCCCTTGGGTGCTTTGGGTATTTTACCACGACCGGGGGACTATATAATAAAAATAAATTATATAATAACTGATTGAATTGTTAGTAATATAGAACTATAAGCTATCTAGTGTGGAGTAGATAAATTAAAAAATTAAAATCCTCGACCCCTCGCCCTTAAAAATTAAATACAAATATACCCAAAATACCCAAACAACAATTAAATACAAAACGTTGAGGAGGTTGAGAAAATGGAGAGGCTCAAGAAACAATCTACACAAGAGTTGGTTGTGGACACTACAAACAGATTACACTAAAGACTGAAAAGAATTAAAATACATAAATAAACAGTTAATAATATAATATACCAATAATACTATATACCTTACATATACTATATATATATTATTTCTTATTATGAACAGAAGGAAAGAACTGGATGTTATTCATTCTATTGCAATACATAATTATAACGGATATCAAAACTCTCAGCCCAAATCGTCTGGCCTGACGCCGCGCTAGGTCCAATAGCTTTGTAGATACACCGGCGCCGCGGCCATGTTTCCAATCAGCTTTAAGATGTAGCGCAGCCTCGGCCGGGCGAGAAAGCATCCTCACGAGCTTTTATGCGGCGACGCGTGGTAATGCCCGTTTGTAGTTACACGGCGGTGCACTACAGACCAGATAGCCAAGATTTTCCGCTGGGTCGACTTGGCGCGGCAGCGATGAAGCACAGGTGAGATGACGCCGGGCCGTGCTTTTATGCAGCGCCGCCTCGCTCCGCGGATATGTGAGGCTCAGTGCTTTTATGCGATGCGAAGCGACACAGGTTGTATGTGGCCGCCGCGGCTGAAGCACTGCATTGACTGACTGCGGCTGTGCAGCGCCACTAAGGACCGTCCGACCGTGGCCGCATTGCTTCCGCCCGCTGAGCTTGTCCACGAACTAGTAGATAGCCCGGCGCTGGCGCGCTGAGGCAAAGCTACCTACTATTAAGTGCCGCCGCGGCCGTGCAGAGTTGAATCTAAATGTTTGACGCAGCCGGTAAATAATTTTTCTAAAACTGGACACAAACTACAAGTTTCGTGTTATAATTATATTAGAGTTAAGAAACTGAGTGACGACTCTAGTGGTTATATCATGACGGGAAACAAACCACGCGGCTACCGCATCAAATTAAAATAACATATGTACAGCCGCATGATTCCATGGTATAATAAATATAGAGTTAAGAACGAAGCTCTTAACCAAATAAGCTGGCCACTGCGAAGTGTGGCAGCCGCTTGGATGAAGCGGAGAAAAGGAGACTACCATGTCTGAAAAAATGAATAACTTGTTCGCAGCGAACACAAACGAAAGCACCGCAACGGGTGCAAGAAGCCTCGCAGGAACCGCTCAGCTTACGAGCATTGCAAACACAATCTCGCAGGAACTTATCAACAAGATTAGCACCAACACTGAGACCTACGGCGAGCAGTTCGAAAACTCAAAGACCGACCACAACGCGATGGATTCGCTTATCAACAACATGATGGACCTCAGCACAGTTGAGACTGAGTTCCTCAAAGAGCTCGACGAGGAGACGCTGAACAGCATGCTGAAGAGCCAACAGTCAAAGCGTTCCCGCAGCAAGAACAAAGTTATGACCCTTGACAACTACAGAAATCTCATGGCTGGAGCCGTGTCTGAACTGTTAATCCGTCAGGCTATGGGCAAAGCAAAATCTTCAATGGGTTACCGCAGAGCGTCAGGCTCAGTCGAGTACACAGCTGAGGAGCTTGAGGTGTTCAAGAATGACCAGGAGGCGCTGAAGCGCGAAATCCGCAATGTGCAGTCTAAGAAGTCCATCATGAAGAGCAAGGCTGACTTCACTGAAGAGGACGAGAGATGGGCTCAGCTCATAGCTGCTGAGGAAACTCTGAAGGGCATGCGTGTAGGAGGCGGCGTTAAGACAGTGGTTGTAGATAAGACTGGTGAGCAGTTGAAAGCTGAACTTGGCGACAAGGATATTGACAGCCTCAAGACCGCTGATGCTAAAGCACTGTTGAAGAAACTGCTTGAAGCCGCTAGTGGCAAAATCGAAGCTGAAGAACCAACCGCCGAATAACTACAATGATAATCTCTCGCATAACGACCCGCTGGACTTGTCACCCAGCGGGTCATATCTTTAGCTCGCGGTGCAGCCGCGGCCGGGCGGTGACACATATAGGCTTCCTTTTATGCGGAGCGAGGCGAC